TTAAAAACGAAAAAAGAGCATTTAAGCTTTTTCAATCAAGTAAATAATTCAAATGGTTTTAAAATAAATATTTAAAAAGTTTTGAAAATAATTTTAATTTACTAAACTGATCAAAGTTATAAAAAATTAAAGTTTTGCATTAATTATTTATAATCTATCGAGATTATAAAACCTTAAATTTTCATATCGAAATCCAATATAATTAAAAACGAAAAAAGAGCATTTAAGCTTTTTCACTTAAGTAAATAATTCGAATTAAAAAAAATTAAAATAAAAAAGTTTGGAAATAATTTCCTAGACTGAACAAAGTTATAAAAAATTAGAAGTTTGTTTTATTTAATATTACTGATTATCTTGTTCAGTATATGGAATTCAGGAAAAAAAATTTACTATTTATAGTGAAATATAATCAAAATAAGTATGAAAAATTACCGTTGTTGTAAAAAATACTTTTCTAACTGTAATAAAAAGTGTGGATCTTCTGCAAATTTAGATGCATAAACAGTTTTAGGAATAGGTCAAGGACTGCATAATCCTAGAACAGGTTGTAAATATGTTGGTCCATGGTTTCAATAAAGAAATTATTTTGTATATATAAAGATTAGTTTTTTTTTATAAAATCATCATATATATAAACCAGGTCTTTAAAAACTGAATTATTTACATCTTTTTATTTCATTTAAATTATTTTCGAAATTCAAATAATTTATATCAAAAGAAGAATAAATGGATTTTCAAAGCTTTTGTATCTTCATATTCAAAACATCCAAATTCTTCTTCGTCTATTTCATCATACAGGTATAATGTTATATTTGCTTCATTACATTTATAACAAACAAATCCTTTTGGAATTTGATATTCAGTAATTATTTCAGGATTTATAACGTTACGAAATATATGGATTCATTTCGTAAAAATATTTTAATTGCCGAAATAATTCTATTGTTTAGAGGTTTTTCGAAATGAATTGTATTTCCTTTTATGATAATTGGATTTTACAATTCGAAAAACGTTAAATTAGCGTCGATATATAAATATATTATTTTATAGAATCGTATAAAATAATTTAATGGCTTCGAAACTTCCTACTCCGAGTGATTGGCCCGAAGATGCTGATAAAACTTTGAAAGAAAGAGAAAAATACCTAAAAAGCAAGGATCTCTTAAAGCTTGCAAATTCCTCCCAAACAGAAGATATTATAGAATTTGCATCTTCTTTTATTGTTGTTCAACCGATCCTTTTACAATTCCAAGGAATAACTATGAATAAGAAAATTAAGTTTGGAATTATTAAATCAAATGTCTCCTTGTCGATGATAAATTATTATGCTCCAAAAGTGGGTGCAATTCCACAATTCTCTACTTTTAATTTGGATGAATATATGGAGCATGTTTACATTAAGATGACCGAAAAGATGACCGAAAAAGATAGAAAAAATATTAAAGGACATTACGATAAATATAAAAATAATCCGAAAGAAGCATTGTTATGCGTATTAATGGATCAGAATGGAGATGAATTGTTGATTCCACTCTCTCAACTTATTACTGATAAAGTTTTGACCAAACTCAAGAATAATCCTCCCAATAAGGATGTAATCTTTAAAAGAAGAGACGTTATGGCAAAAAATTCCGAAAAAAACAATGATGATGAAAAGAAACAAAAAACTTTTGAAAACGATACCGAAGATATAAAAAACAATGGTGATTCAAAATCTAAAAAGAAAAAAGATGCAGATTTCAAAAAGCCATCTCCGCTTAAGAAGAAGCAAAAGATGGGTGATGAAGATTCTAAAACTAGTATCAATATAGATTCAGCAGATCCTTCTCTTTCTAATTGTTTATCTGAAATCGTATTATCTGGATTTTCTCAAATATTTCAATATCCAAATACTCCTGATAATCATGCTATTATGGTCAAAGTTGTTATGGAAACAGCTTCTATCTTAAAAGAAAAAGGAGCAAAGAAAGATTGATTTTTTTTTTTTTGAATAAAAAAATTTTTATGTATGAAAAAAAGAATTACTTTATAATTTGAAAAAAGGATACGAAGAAGATGTTGGAAAAAAGGGAACCGGTTTATGTTGTCTGATATTTTTGTTTAGTTCGGAAATAGATGAACCTTTCATTTTTTGAAATTGAATTGTTAATTCGTTTTTATCTTGTTGTAGTTCGTGTATTTTACTCTCTAATGTTTCTTTTTGTTTTAACAAATCTTCATTTTCTTTTTCTTTTTCTTTGTAAAGATTTTCCCATTCATTCTCAATTTCTTTCAATTCATTTCTAATATATTCTTTCAAGGTCTGTTTTATATCCAATTTGAAAGAATCAATTAATTTTTCTTCATCAACAAGTTTTAATTTTTTAATAGTATCATCTATTTGAGTATAATTCGTTTCCAACGTATTTTTAAAAAATTCATTCTGTTGTTCTATCAATGTTTTTTCTATCCCTATTAATATATTTAATTCTTCTACAGATTGATTTAGTTTTATTGAAGTTTGTTTCAATTGTTTTATACGTTGATTCTTTTCTATATTAGAAACCAATTCGTAAATTTTAGGTAATAATGGATCTCGCATAGAATTGTTCATTTTAGAAAATTATTTGGGAATCGAAAACTGAACTATGTACGGAAAAAATTATTTCTGAAAAAACCTTTTATAAGCGTTAAATAAAATTATTTTAAAATACGTAAATTAAAATGGAAGAAGGTATTACTCAAGCAAAAAATATTCAAGATGGTGAAAGATTGATTCCAAAACTTAAATTTTTACAAGCATGTGATAAAATGTTGAAAAATGAGCAACCTCTTTTAGTTGGTATTGTGGGAACCAAATATTCTTTAGTAAATACTCATTATGATAAATCGAAATACAAATTCTATATAATCAAAGTGGAACTAAATAATAATAATCAGGTATTTTGTTTTATGATTTTGATTTTTCCCTAGTATCAAGTTTTGCTTCGACAAACTGGATTAACTAAAGGATCTCATGTATATCAAGGTTGTAAAGAAATGTTAGTAGATCTTTATGAACATATAAATAATACTGGAGTTGAGAAAATATACAATCCCAATTTATATCGAAACGAAATGATTGCTTCGTTAGTCTTTGAAGTTTATAATCCAAATTGTTATGAATATGGAGGAAATGGACATAATATTGATGTAAAGTTATTTTTGATTTTTTATAATGATTAGAGTATGACCTGTAGAGAATTTCTACGATATTGGAAATTATATCAAGAATTTTTAACGTTAAGAAAAGAAATTAAAATTTCAGGATTAGAGGAGTCAACTTTGAGTAATCATACAAAAGATTCCAAAAAAAGGAAATTGGAAATAAATCCAATTGAAACTTCCTTGATAGAATCAATTCGTAAAGAGATGAATGATACTGGATCAAAAGATATTACTAAAGAAATAGGAGAATTTATATATAAAAATCAACATTTGGCTTTGAAGGAAAATCTAAAAATAATCAAGTTCGCAATGGATAACCCAGAGATCATCAAACCAGAAACTTTACGATCTCTTGAGCTTATTAAGAGAACAATGTGAATATTAAGATAATTTTTGACGTTGAATAAATTTATTAGCTTTATTATTTATCAATAGATATGGAAGAAAAATCAAAAGTAAATATTTCTTTGTTGATAGAATGTGCAATAACATGCAGTGATTTTCCAATTATTCGAATGGTTGTTATAGATTCGAATTCAACCACTTTTTTAAATGGTAAAAATAAAGATTCAATTCTTTCAGAATTGAATTCTATAATGAATAATGTATCGAAAATAGCAACGGAAGAAGAAGAAAAATTGAAAATAGATTGTTTAGAGGTTCGATCAATGTATTCAATGATTTATCATACAATTGCCTCATATATTGAACAAGAAATGTTGGTAAAATTTTTAAATATTAAATCTTGTAGAAGTTCCATATGAGATATCCTGAAGCTAATAAATTGGTTTCTCAAAAAATAAAAGGGATTAGAAATCAATTAAAGAATCTAGAAGATGGTCTAGAACTCTTGGAAAGTTATGGGAATAGACGTAAAAACATTATATCGGAATCATTCATGATGTGTTCTTCTGGAGAATCTTGGTCACCTTATGAACAAACTTTTTCATATATATGGAAAACCGCAACCGAAAATAAAGACATTAGTAAAATAACCGTATGTAAAAAGAAAAAATATATAGAAAATAATTCCGAAATATTCCCATTTGAAGATAGTGCAGATGAAGACGATTCTAATATTATAGATATAGATACCGAACTTTTAGACAAAAAGAAATTAAAATGATTTTTATTGAACTTTATCATTTATCTGGACTGCTATAACTAAAATTGCTATTAGAAAAGCTAATAAAACAACAAATCCCAAAACCATTACAGTAATTATAGTAATTATAACTGCTTTCACTTTTTGATATACATCCTTTGCAATACCGACCCAATTAGTATTTGTAAGTTCTGTCTTGATGGCATTTGCTATATCTGCACCGATTCCAACTGGAGTATCCATTTTTATATTTTTAACAACTAATAAAGATGCAAAAAAATAATTTCAATATATTAAGAAAACCAAGTTTTGAATACATGTTGAAAAACGTTTTCTTTCCAATTATCGAATTCTTTCTCATTAATAATCAATTTTTTGTATTTTGAAGGACTGATTTCATGCAGTAATACACCATAAAGATAATCAGAATTATCATGTTTTTTGTTACATATAGTAATTAATTTTCCATTCCATTGTTTTATATTTTTTACATTGTTGAATTTTCGTTTTAACAATACGGAAGCTATTTTTTTATAACTATTTTTTTTTATAAACGAAAATGGATTAATTAAAATGAGACCAAAAATATTCCTATTGAAATAATTACAAATATGAGTTGCTAATTCACATTCAATAGAATTTCCAGCAATTATAATTCCAGTAAAACCTGATTTGATACAAAAGTTTAGGGTTTTTTCAGCTATATCTAAATAATCTTTTTCGATATTTTTAAATCCATATTTCGGAGAAATTAAATTAATAATTTTTAATTCGATAAAAATTTTATACACATCAAATAATGTTTCATTTGCTTCGTGGAAGTATATCAATGAAATCGGAGAATTATTGTTTATTACTAAAACTGGAATATTTGAATCTATATATTGTAATGGAATTTCATGCTTATTTTTAATCATATTGATTATAAAAAATATATCTAAAAAGATTAAATTAAAATATTTCGAGTGATTTGAATTCTATAAAATATTCTCGATAACCTTAAAAATCCAAAACGATTAGAAAGTCATTGTTAGAAAAAAATGACTAAATATATAAACATCAATAAATATAATTAAGGTATTCAATTCTTATTGGGGAATTATAGTGTTTATTTTTGGATTTGTTTTATGCTGCTATAAATAAAGATTCCTTTAAACTTATGAGTTGTTATTAAATGATCGATATTATTTTTTGATGTTTAAATGAATTGGATTTAGACATTATACCTAAACTGAGGATTAATATTTATGTATAAACTTTTACTTTAAATAAAAATATTTCATTAACAGATGAAATGAATTTGTTACCAAATGAAATTATATGTATTATATTTTCATACCTATCTATTTTTGATTTATTACAATTATATAAAACCTGTTTTCCATTTCGTTATTTAATGAAGAATGTAATATGGAAAGATAACGAATTGAAAAATAACTTGTGCAAATTCGTACAAAATAATTTACAATTTCCTTTAACAATTAAAACGAGAGAACTAGAAAGATTAATAATATGCAAAATAAATCCTATGGAAATTATTTATGAAATTGAAACACATGTTGCAGTATGGAAAAAATGGATTTATGATATTGAAGAATTAAATAAATATATTGAAATTAAATATTTAAAAATAGAAGTGAATGATCCAAGAGTAAAATACTTATTTTTGAAATTTTTATTAGTAGTATAGAATGGAATATATAACAATTAAAAATATTTTAGGATTGATGGTTTTAATTACATTTATTCCCATTTCATTTTGTTTCATAATGGAAATAACTGAAAAAGAAGATTTGATAAAGAAAGAATAACGAATAATTTTTTTAATCTTTCTCTAAATAAAATTTCCATATATTGTAATATATTTTACAGTAATCTGAATAATTTCCAATTTGAACTCGTAACTTCCATGATTTAATTTATAGAATGATTTATTTTTCGATTTCTAGAATGATATATCTTCTAAAATTTTTCATACAGATCATCTGTTATTAAATATTCAGACGATCTTTCTCGTAATTTCAAAAATGAACTATAAGGTTTAATTTTTTTTAATAAATATTTTGTAATGAGGATTTTAATTTCATTATATCTTCATGAACAACCCAATGAAACCGTTTTATTTTTGTATATTTCATCTGCTAAATACATACATACTTCCAATAATCATGCATTTTATATTTCGAAATGACTGCAAAGTATATATTTGCTAGAAAATCTTCCAAGAGTATTTGAACATCGGTCGTTTTTATAATCGTTGATATTAAAATTTAATCCATTTAAATCATATAATGATGATTTACTGATATCTAAGTCTCCATCAAAGATTAATGTGATAAAATTTTGGAGTAAAAAAAAATAATTCGACACTATTTATTTTGAAATCGAAAATCCATAATAATTCTGCATTTGAAGAGTTTACAAGTCAACATTGTATTTGCAATATCTTCAAATTTTGATAATCAATATGTGAAGAGTTTACAAGTCAACATTGTATTTGCAATATCTTCAAATTTTGATAATCAATATGTAAAATATTTATCCATAATTAATCATATAATATCATCTTAAAGGACTGCATTTTATTTATTTAAAAATAATTTATAACATAAGCGCTATAAAATATTTTAGGTTTTTTTTCAGAAAAAAATGATTCTAGATGTTCGAAATCAAATTATTGAATATGCATGTTTTCAAGATTTAAAAACATGGCTTAAATTAAGAATTATCGATAAATCCTATTTAGGATATATTTCTGATAAATTTTTCGTTTATAAAATATTTATGTTTATTGATCAATGTTATCTTGAGCATTACAAAATTTGCAAATATTTCAATATTTGTTGGAATATTATCTTGAAATATGGATGTAAAACAATACCATTTTCAGAAGATAAAGAATCTATTATATTATATAGATCGAATGGACTAAAAAAATTAAACAGAGATGGTGAAATTAACCATATGGGAATAAACTGCATTTACACACATATGTATCATAATTTGGAATTGGATTTTATTTGTACTATGAATGCACATCTTGCACAAAGAAAATTATGTTTAATGGAATTAATAGGGAAAATTTGCCATAAAACAATAGGATTTTCAAACTTTAATTCTATAGAACAAGTTTTAATGCAATTTGGAATTTTACATCTAAGTGTAGAAAAGATAGATTTCTTTATCGATTCGAATGAAAATCGATGTTTATTAGTTTGCAATATACTTCTTTGGTTATTCTGTATTAAATTATACATGAATCTGCAAAAATTAAATATCAATTGCAAATTAGAGTTTATTAGACAATTAAATGGTCCTCCTAGTTTGATTTTGAGAATTTCAAAGTATGAAAATTTTAAACCGATTTGGGAATTCCAAGATAGAATTCGTAAAATCCAAAAAGATTACAATAATCGAATTACATTTTATAAGCATGTGGTTTTATGTAGAGAATATTGGCCTCATTATATAATTAAATTGACTTTGGAGTCTAATTCAAATATAGATCTTAAACTTCTGGAGGAATTCAAATCGTATTCTACACAAGAAGAATTAGAAGAATTCGAAAAAGAAATAACAAATAGTTCTTTGTTGACTACTGATAAGAAGCAACGGCTTTTGAAAAAATAAATTCTATTAGTTTCATTTTATTTTAACGAAAAACATTTATAATGTAAATTTATATCTTTCGAGATTAATACATTTCTTTAATTAGATTAAATATAGATATATTTGGATTCCTTTTTGATGATATAAATAAATGATTTTAGAATTATTACATCAAAAGATGCAAATAAAAGTGTATTATTGGTAATAAATTTAAAAAAAACAATTTTCGGGGTTATTATAATTAAATTATTTTGACTTTAAACATATTCTAAAAGATATGATTTTTATTGGATTTTTTATATACATAGAATAGAATAATAAAACAATCTTGAAAATTATATAATTTCTAGAAAGATATTTTTTTTGGAGAAGATTCAAATTTCTTTTGACAATAATAAATAAAAGACAGATTACAAATAAAGTGTACTTTTATTTTTAATAGCTTGAGTGCAAATATGATTATCTAAATAGATTTTTATAATTCGGAAGAAATAAAATAGATGATTATTATTTTATTTCAGATATTTTCTATCAAGTAGGTTTAAATTCTTTTTGACGGATAACTATTTTTTAATAAATTCGTTTGAAGCAAATTAAAATTAATATCTATTTTCGAAATAAAATAAGAATATTATTATCTAAATTGATTTATACTTGGTGTAATAATAAATAAGTAATTCTTTATATAAATAACAATTTGGAAATATTTAATATTATACATCAATTTCATATCGTTAGAAAGAACTCGTAATAAAAGGTTATAGTGAATAAATTCGGAATTACTCAAGAACATATTTACAAAGGATCACCTTTTATGTTAATAGCGTTTAGAAATTATATTCGATAAAAATATATGAATACTACTTCATGATTGAAATATAAACAGTAGATGAAACTTTCTAAATCAAGCATAAAATTTATTGTTTTTAATGGAAGAAAAATTGCAAATAATATTACAAGATATTGAAGAACATGGTCCATATGGTACAGAATGGACTCATGGATCAGAAGATATAAAATCGAATTCCGCTTTGGGTAAAATAATTTTATCTCATATGGAAAAAGTTCCAGAATCTCTTGTATCTGAAATACAAAAATTCCTAGGACCGGATTTGGCACAAAAAAATATATACAGAAGACCAAATTTTACAAAATATTATAGTTGGGCTGTCCCGTGCAGGGAAGCATTGATAGAGATAAAGAAATTTGTTGAAAATGACAAATGTTTGGAAGTTGGATCAGGTTTATGGGCTCATCTTTTGCAACTATCTGGAATTGATATTGTAGCAACAGATAATAAATTGGAAAAATATCCTAAATTCTGGATAGAAGAACTGAATGCAAATGATGCTATGGTAAAATACAATGATAGAAACGTATTATTTCTATCTTGGTCTAGAATAAATCCCACAGAAAACTTCAACGGAAGTAAGATTATTTTTATTGGAGAAAATAAAGGTGGTTGTACTAAAGGCCATCCAAATAAAGAAGAATGGAATTTAGTATCAGAATGTGAGATTAATGACAAGATCAAATTTTATACAAAAAAAGATAATAAAAACTAAATCCTTTTAATATCATTTACATATCTACATATTGATTCTTTATATCTAGGATTTGCAATTTTTCTGATACTATATATTAAATCTGTAGCTTTTTCCCATGTTATTTTTTTCGAAATCATCAAATATGCTGCTGCTACAGAAGCTGATCTATTTTGACCACAAATACAATGAATTAATATTTTTTGTTTTAGTTTCAAAGCTTTATCGATAAATTCAAGACAACTTGGCAAAAATTCATACATTTGTTGGTATAATTGTTTTAAAGGATTATCTTCATTTAAATTACAATATAAATGTTCAACATCAATTAATTTTGGATTCCATTGGCAAATACTTATAACATATTTTATATTATTTTGACTTAACCATTCTTTTTTAGCAGAATTCCAGTTTCCTACAAATAAATTTTCCACAATTTCATTTGCATATTCAAAATTATTACAATAACAATTTTCGTGATATTTAATATCCATTTATTTCTATTTACATAATTTGTTTTATTTTAAATTAAATTTATTATAATCTATTTTAGCTAAATCCATCATTTTTCTAGCAGCAACCCATTGCCACTCATCATGATATTTATCTTCGCTATATATTACTTTTTTAATTCCTGATTGGATAATTAGTTTTGTACACTCATTACAAGGAGCTAAAATCGAAAAAATGGTGCAATCTTTCAAAGAGATCCCAATTGAATTTATAATAGCATTTGCTTCTGCATGGACAACATAAGGATATTTGGTATTTAAAATATTTTCACTGTCATTTTTACCCCACGGTAAGACATCATCAGAACAACCATTTGGAAATCCATTATATCCTGTTCCAACTACTCGATTATCACTATTAACTATTACAGCACCAACTTGCGTATTTGGATCTTTTGATCTTTGCGAGATTAAATATGCCAACGACATAAAATATTCATCCCAAGATAAATAAATATTCCTTTTATGTTCCATCTTTTATTTGCTCTTGAAGAAAGAGATTATTATAAAATATCCTATTGAACGATTTATTATTCTTAGAGTAATTTTAATAATGTTCCTCTTTTTTTTAGAAATACTTTTAATCTTTGGACATTATATTTTATTTCATATATATGCAATTATTTTTGGTGGTTCATAATTACGGCTTTTATAATTTTATTTTTCGAAACGATATATATATCTCAGAAATAAAAATGTTAAACTAGTTTTTATAGACTCTTGGTATGAATATTTATTTTTTTAAACAAATAAAAATCCTATACGGATAGTATTTTCGATAAACATAAAGTGAAAGCGTAACAAGTTAATCGATAATCAGGCATTTCAGATACCATAAAGTGAAAACGTAACAAGTTTCCTTCATTTGTGTTCCAATCCAAATTTCGTTTTATAATGGACTATAAAAATATGCATATTACATGGTTTTTTGTTATCAATATATTAAATAACCTCTTAGACCTCCATGATAAATCTTTGCTTTTGGAATAGAAATTAAAGTATTTTTTAATGTGATCTATAATTAATAACAAAGAGATACATGATTTTCATCTCACAAGATCATAATTTATATTAATTTTATCATTACGTATATTATTTCTAGCTGATTTGATTCATCAGTAAAGTAGTATATTCGATGCAATAATAAACATTTTTCCATACAATTTGCTTCCAAATCAGCAGCATTATTAATTAACAAAAGTTGAAGAGATTTAATATCGAATCATCCATAAAGGTTAATTTCATTTTAATACGAGAATTTAATTCGGCTTCTGATTCGGTTGCAATCGAAGGATGATTTCATTATATTCGTTTTTCTTCTAAATATTACAAGACGGAAATGAATCTATAATTCCACATTTATCCTATTCATTTACACGTATGGTACAAATGTATTTATTAAAAATCTTAACATGCTACGGTTGCTACAAATATTTTTAAATCCACCATGCTATTTTGTAGTTCTTTTATATCGTTCGAGTTGTATTTTGCTAAATATAACTTTTTTAAATTGGGTAATAGCTCAGGGATTCGCTTCATCATTTCACTTTTAATTTTACAATGTGATAAATCTAGCTTTCTCAAAGATTTTGGCATTCCAATAATACATTCCTCAGTGACCAAAGTCCAAAACATATTTAAAACTTTTAAAGTTCTTGGTAAAGAATGGCAATCTTGATTAGTAATTGCGTAATTTTTAATAAGTAATAATTTTTCTATCCGTGGTGGAAGATTAATTAATCCTTTTGTACCGATATCAAGTCCCCATAAATTCAAATAAATTAAATTTCTAGGAAGATATATCATACCATCACCTAAAACATTTTTACAATCTCTGATATCAAGATTGATAATAGAATTGGATAAATATTGTAATCCAGTATCTGTAATTTCAGTTTCCCTCAATATTAAAGTAGTTATTTTAAATAAATGTGTAATATTGTTTAAAGTTTCATCGGTCGCTTTCGTCCACGATAAATCCAAATTTGTAATTGTAGATGGAAGATTTTGCATTTCGATACGGTTTAATATGATTCTCGATATATTCAAAGATGATAGATAAGGAGGAAATTTTACGTTAATTATGTAACAATTGAAAAGGTTTAAAGATGTCAGAGATATAGGAAAATTTATCATCTTTTCCGATTTAAAACAAGTAGATGTTAAATTTAAATTCCTTTTAATGTTAACGATAAATATTGAATTACTGGATTTTGGGAGGTAAATAAGAAAATATATCGGAATCCTCAATTGTTATTAATGATAAATTAATCGAAATCAATTGGCAAGGTAAATTCATAAGGTTTTTACTGGTTATAGTTTTTGGAAAATTGCTGCAATTATGATATGTAAAAGTTTGTAGAGATAAAGGAAGATGTTCCAAAATAATTCCAGTTATTTTAAAGCAATCTCTCAAAATGAGATTATTTAAATTTAAACATCTTTTAAGAATTGAAATTATGATTCTTTCTTGTAAAATACTAGATAGTTTAGTGTTTTTTTTAATATATACTTGTTCTTAAAAGAAAGTTCAAGAGTCAATATATTTAACCATATAATGTTAAACCAACTTTTACAAGTATTGGAAGCAAGACATTTGTCTTTTAAATTTAAAAGACCAAATATCAAATTCCAAATCTCAACAGGTAAAGAAATATTAGGAAATATAAATCTCATTTTTTAATTTGGAAACCATTGTAAAATTCAGCTTCATTAAAACATTTTTTGGGGTTTTATAATTTCAGATACACTATTTTCCAAAAAAAACTATAATTATGCTTAAAGTTATTTTTGATCCATACGGATAATAAATAGTTATAATAGTAATGTTTATTGCAGAATTTAATGTCTAATCCATTAATCATTGTAAAAAAGTCAAATAGAAAAGGTAAAAAATGGATGGCAGAATTTCCGGATAAGAGTAAAATACATTTTGGTGCTTCTGGTTATCAAGATTATACCATTCACAAGGATAGAAATCGTATGATAAGATATTTAAACAGACATAAAACTAATGAAAATTGGTCAAAAAGTGGAATAAAAACTGCAGGATTTTGGTCAAGATATTTACTTTGGAATCTTCCTTCATTGAATGCTTCAAAAAAAGATATAGAGAAAAGATTTAATGTTTTAATAAAGTTATTTTATTGAATATTATGATTTTTTATAAATAAATTATCTCGTTTTATTCTTGATTACAATTAGTTTTATTGGATTTTATCTTAAATGAATACTATGATCAATCCGGAAAGCCATTATTCTTCTCTTTCGAATCAACGAGATAGACAAGAGAAATGTATTGAATATGAATTAAACAATGGTCAAAAGATAAATATTTGCACAGGATTATATGATAATAATGTTTCTCATTTCAAAATAATCGATTCTTCAAATCTTGAAAAATATGGTCGATTTTATTATAATAATGTTCCTCCACCTAAATATGGATTTAGAGAACATGTCAGAAGAAATAGAATTTATTCAAAACCATTTTACGATAAAAATTTATGATTTTAAATGTACATTTGGTTTTATAAATCCAATATTTTCTCGTTTTTTAAGAGTTTTGAATTTCTTTTCCCATTTTTTGTTTTTGTTTGGAGTAGATTTTTTTACATTAAAAACATCATTAAAAAAATTATGCTTTTTCCAATCTATTTTCGTCGATTGTACGATTAATTTCGTATTTTGATTACGGTATCGATCATGATTAATAATAGGTATCATGGTTTTTAATATTTCTTCTTTAGACATTTTATCCAAAAAACGTCTTTCATAAAAAGAAGCATTAGTCTTCTTTTGTTCAAACTTTTTATGGATTAATTTTATAGTTTTATAATACCTGCAAAAAAGCTGTAATTTCTCTTTCTTTTTTTGGAATATTTATGGTATTTTGTAGCTGTGATTCCTTTTTGATTTCTTCTCGTTTTGATATTTGCTTAAAATCTAAAAATATGAATTAATAAACAATAATCAAGATACGTATAGTATTATCTTGCAGAATACTCCAGAGCTCAGGATCTTCATCCATAGGTTTCAACATTTTTAAAATAAATTAAAAAAATTTAATTTGCGCCAAAAAAAAGAATTTATTCACCAATTCTATATAGAAAACTGTTTAGGATTATTGCTTCATAACATAATATTTTTTCTGCATTTTCATTCGGATCAATTATATCCAAGAGAGAAGGATAAATATAATAGGTGTATTTAATAGCCAAATAAGCACAGCATTTTGCAATATTTATCCCATTTTTTCTATTATATTTTGAAGTAGAAGAAAACCGCATAAACAATTTTGCAGCCAGAGGAAGGATTCTAATAGCGTTTGCTTTGCTAATAATACTTGTAATAGCATAAAGTATATTATATGTTAAATGGGAATTTGAAATGATATTCATAGAAGATCTTTTCTCGTATTTGACTCTTTGATTTAAATCCGAATACTTTGTAAATATTGTCCATACTTCGTTTGTACAAGGTCTGTTTTTCGAACAAACTTTCAACATACTCTTAAGCAGTGGGTACCAATGTGGTGCCAATAGTTCTACACGTTTCCAAGCTCTTCGTATATTTTTATATTTTTGATTTTGATATAAATAATTATTATCCAATTCAAGAAATACCAAATCCTTCTCGGTTAAATCCTCTTCTTCATTTAGAATACATTTTACTGTTTCCTCTATGGAATCATTTCTATAAAATGGATTGTATCCTATAATATATTTCAAAAAAACGCAACCCATAGACCAAATATCAATCCTTTGTAATGTTTGAACATTTCTTTCCAATTTGAGTTTTAATAGGAGTTCTGGAGGTCTACAATGAAGAGAACAAAATTCTATATCCTTTTCAAAAACATCTTGATTTGCAATACAAGATAATCCAAAATCACATAAACTAATCTGATTAGTAGATTTGATTAAAATGTTTGCAGGTTTTATATCCAGATGAAAAATATTATTTTCATGAAGGGCATAGATTACATCTAAAAGATCATGAAAAATCTTATCTATATATTTTGCTCGTATTGTCCAAGGATTATTTTCTATCCATTCATCCAATGACATTTCGAATAATGATAAAACAATATCCACATTAGAATATCCATGATAAATTTTGAATAATTTTACAATGTTTGGATGATTAAATCTGGACAATATATCTATCTCTCGCATAATAGAACCAGGAAAGCCGTCAATATCCTCTTTATATGATTGAGATTTTATAGCATAAGATCCATCATTATTCGAAACTTTCCAAACCGAACCAAAAGTTCCACTATTTATATATTTTACTTCCTTATATTTTTCCAATAGTTTTTTCGGAGATTCCATTTGATTGATTGATTTTAAACAAAAAAAAGTGATTAGCGCTTATTTAGAATTTATAATTTATTCTTATCCTTGACGATAATTTTTATTCCAATTATCAACTAGAGCCGTATATATTAGATTAAATTTTACAATGAAATTGGTAATTCCTCTTTTATGTTTCGGATAACTCATATTTAATTCGAGATGTATTTTACACAAGTTGGAAATAAATGAAATATTTGGCTAAAATACTAGCACAAGATACAGCTAAATATTTTTAATCTGCTTTTTGGAATACATTTATGTGATATCGTATTTCCATTTTTTGTATAAATAAAATAATTTTCATCAACTATTATTTATCAAAAGGGGATTTGAGCTTATCTAAACATTCATATAATACTTTGAAGATGTGTTCAATTTTGCAGCTTTTTTTCGAATTCGTTTTTTTTTACTATCAGGAACCATAAAATTTTTAGCCGGTATAACTTCTCTTATATAAATTCTAGAGGATATGCAACCTCTTCATATTTTTGTTATAGATACCTATTCCAACTATATTTTTATTGCATTTAATTTTTCCAAATTCTATAATTATTTTTAGTACAATTTACCAAATACTATTTCTAAAACGTTTTTGCAAATAATATTTTTCAAAATTATAATTATTTCATTTACCTGTAATTTTTAAAAATTTGATTTGAAAACGCTTTTCCAAAATTAATTATTTATCGGTAACCTTTTTGAAATCTAAACAGATTATTTTCAGAGATTTGATCTTCAATTTTTTTAAATCTAAATAGATTATTTTCAAGATTTGATTTTTCAATATTTTCAACCCAAACAGATTATTTTCAAAGAGTTGATTTTTTTAAAACGCTTTTTTAAAATTAATTATTTATCGGTAATTTATTTTTAAACTATACTTTTGAATTTTTTTTAAATTTAAATAAATCATTTTAGACGATTTGATTCTTTAATATTTTAAATCCAGATAGATTATTTTCCAAGATTTTATTTTTTCAGTAATTTTAACCTAAATAGATTATTTTCAGAGATTTGATTTTTCAATAATTTTTAAATCTCATCAGATTATTTTCGAAGATTTAATTTTAGAACTCTTTTTAAAATTAAATTTTCAGTTATAATTTTTTTAAATTTAAATAGATTATTTTGGAGACTTGATTTTAAATAGATTATCTTTTTTTTCAAAAATTTTTAAATGCTTTTATTTATTGATGAAATTTTACTATTAAAAAAAAACAATTTTTTTCTGTATTTAAATGGAATATTTTTCGAAATTTGATTTTTTCCCACAGATCTCGATTATTTAGCAAATATTAATTCTAAATAAATTATTTTCATGGAGTTTATTTTTAAAACGCTTTTTTGGTTGTTGTTTTTAAAGATTTAATTTGACTTGAATGTATAAAATTAAAGTGAATTTATTAAAAATACGGATTTACACTAAAAATCTATTCCTGCTATTAAGATTTTTTTACCATTTAAACGATGTGAAACTTCTGAAAACGAACTCCAATTACTTCCTAAAATATACAAACATTTCTGTAATAACCATAAATCGATAACAGCACTTTTCAATTGGCCACTACTTCTATCAAATTCAACTCTAGTATACATATGAATATTATCTGGATATTTTGCTTTTATAATCTCATAACCATCATTGTTATCGCAACTAAGGAAAAACTTCTGCTTATCATTTAATAATAAGATTTCATCAATTTTTTGCAGGAATTTACTCCAATGGCTATTCTCTCTCCATTTATGAATAGATTTTTTGGAATTTTCAGAATATAATGAAACATCTTCAAAAGAATGGTTTATCGGATTTTGTCCCATTCTAATATGAATACCAATACATTTATGAATTTCAAAATTTTCTGAACAATTGTTTATGATTTTCTGTATATCTAATTGAGGTTCTAATTGTCTCAGTAATTCTGTATCTTTTATCCATGATACAAATTTGTTATTTAAAGAACATGCAGAAGATATGTATATATCTTGATTTACTTGGTCATCAATATATTGATTTGTTTCGCAAATATTCATATAATCATATTTTACGAAATTTTGATTATGTTCTTTAATCTGATAATAAACACAATTATGAGCCGTTTCGGATTCTATTAATTCTGAACCGTCAAATATTTTAGACCAAATAAATAATTCCGAAAAGGTAGCTTCGCAATGGAAATCCGGTTTCCATATAATTACCATTTTTCTTCCCGAATTTTTCGAAATATTATATGCAGAAGCCATAGCTCTTAATCTGTTACAAAGTCCATTTTTAACTTCGATATATAATCTTTTCTTCTTTTTAACCCAATTACGACTTTTTGTTGCAATATCAAGATATTTCATTGTAAAATAATCATCCAATTTACAGCCATAACAATATCTAGCTTCGGAATAATCTAGTGCTAAATTCGATATTTCAAATACTGAAAATGGTCCTTTCCAAGGATGAGCTTCTACAAGTAATCTGTTTTTTTCGATTTCGACATCTAATCTTTCTAAACTTCTCTCTGTATTATCATGTTTAATATGTGAAATCTTGTTTATATCTATGAGTTCCCTTTTAGCTATTTTAGATAATCGAAAATACAAATCACAATCATCATAACCATAAGAAGTAATCAATTCATGATAACCTAATATTTCGATAAAATGCTTTTTAAACATGTAAACGACACCATTGGTATGTCTTTCGTTCTCGTTACGAGCATATCTCCAATTACCACAAAAGAATATATCATCGATTAATTGATGATGGTCGAAAAAATCGGGTATTATCTGATCATCTGCATCTATTTTTAACACCTTATTGTATTTAGCACATTGAATTGCAAGATTAAAAGAAATAGTTAATATCCATTTTTGAAAACCATTTACTCTTATAACCTTTATTCTATTATCCGAAATGTCCTTGAGGGAATCTTTTACAGGAACAATTGAACTCCAATCTACTATAATAATCTCATTAGCATTTGTTTTTAACCAACTAGGAATGGTTTGTAAAAGATGGTGATTTCTATTCATACAGACAGTACAAATTGAAATTCCATCCACCTCTTCTCTTTTTCGTTTTTTATCCATAAATTTTATTTAATATAAAATAGCTTCTAAATTATAAAAATATTTTATGAAGTACGGTTTATTAATTTACAATAATTCGTACAATTTTGGAGATGAAATACAATCTATTGCTGCTAAACAGTTTTTGCCACAAATTCATTATCTAATAGATAGGGATTCTGGCGAGATTACTTCATTAAACAATGAAGATAATAAAGATCAAGAAATAAAAGTTATCTATAATGGATGGTTTGATGGCCAATATTGCAAATTTCCTCCTTCAGAAAGAATAAAACCATTATTTGTTTCTTTTCATTTAAATGAAATCGACCATTCCAAGGATAAATCTTTTGATTTCTTGAAAAAAAATGATAAATTTATTTCACTTTTAGAATATAAAGACTTTTGGAAACGTCACGAACCAATTCTGTGTAGAGATATCAATACAGCAAATAAATTCGAAAATATAAAAATAAAATCAGAATTTTCAGCTTGTCTTACACTAACTCTAGAGAATACCATCAAAGAAAGAGGAGATGAAATATTAATAGTAGATACTCATTGTTTATATCCAGAACTATACAAAGAATTGATTCCAAAAGATATTAAAGGAAAAGCTATACACTTATATCAAAGTGTAAAAAAGAAACTTGATCATGATGAAAAAATGAAATTGGCTCAAAAACATCTTGATAAACTTCAATCCGCAAAATTAGTCATTACGAGTAGATTGCATACATTACTTCCTTGTATTGCGTATAAAACACCAGTAGTATTTATACATGGAGATAAAGATGATATAAGATTTTCAGGATTGAAACAGTTTTTTACGATTTATGGAAAAGGTGATGTTGTGGATTTTGCAGATATTAGTAAATTTATTGTACAGAATGATGATCTCGACAAATATGTATTAAATATCAAAAAGAGAATTTATGAGTTTTTAAATTAATCAATAAAATATATTTATTTCTTCAAAAAAAGGAATCTCATCAGATATTAAAATTGGATTTAAAGGAAAGTACAATCTTTAGTTAAAATAAGGTGTCCAATTTAATCTTCTTGGAATAATGTATATCTTCAGAATTTATAAT